GCAACAGCGGTTGATGTTACCGCGCGAGTAAGCGCCAGTGGAAAAAATACCGTGTATCGCCAGGACTACGAGCCGACAGGTGGAACGTACGTTTTAGGAGACGTATGGTTTGATACCGATGACGACAACAAGATATACCGCTATAGCCCAGCGGCTACAGCTACGGTAACCAATAAGGTGCTTAGCGGAAACGTTGCAACACTAACAGTATCAGCGCCGCACTCTTTTGTAGTTGGAGAAACAATTACCGTCTCGGGTGTTGACGCCACATTCAACGGCTCATACACAGTTACCGCAGCTCCTACCGCGTTAACAGTTAGGTACGCAAAGACGGCAACAAACGTTCCTACTGCAAGCTCAGGTGGAACTATCGCAAATACGGCCGGATGGAAAGGCTTTGCTCTCGGCGACGGCGCTTTGCTAAATATCTCCGCTAATAAAATTACAGCGGGAACGATTGATGCGAGAGAAATTACCGTCTCTTTCCTAGATGCAAGTATGATTACTGCCGGTACACTAACTGGAAGTACAGTTAGAACATCCGCGTCAGGAAGAAGAGTAGAAATGGACGCCACCAACGACGCGTTATCATTTTATAACGCGGCAGGCGACGCACTAGGTCACATACGATCAGCTACCGATTCACCTGGAGTAATCATAAGCTCAGGAGGATCGGCAACGGCTGATTTTGCAAGTTCTACTCATCCTAAAATGTTAATGTACCCTATTGGAACCGATGGTCAATTTAGCTTAATTCTAAACGACGCAGCAGGTGGTTTCTATATTTCAAGCACGGATGGAATACAAACAGCAACGTTAGGTCCAACTAACACGTCTACACTCGTTGTTGCTTTTAGCTTAAGAGAAGTTGGTTTTGCACAAAGTTCTATTTTTCCAGATTTAACCGCTATAAATTCAATTAGTGGCACAGAAGGGCAGATTGTACTAACGTACAGTTAAAACATGTCCGGGTATATAAGAGCTAACTCAGCGTGGAGAACACTTCAAAAAGGCTTTGTGTACGCCAACGGTGCGTGGAGAACAGTTCAAAAAGGATTTCTGTATGCCAACGGTGCGTGGAGACAATTTTTTGCAAGCGCGACAACCACATACACCTTTTCCCTAGGCAACACCGTACACATCGGAACAAACGGCTACATATCACTTGACAGCGGTCAAGACACCTCTAGTATATCCTCTACAGTTGGCCGCGTACTTGGAATTTTACCCGCGGACCTAGTAACCAACTCTATTCGTTGGGCAGCTGATGACTCTAATTTTTATGTATTTTACCGTGGAAGAAGAGTTGCAGGATCTGACTTCGAGATCGAGTACGAGGTTCACTTTACCAACGGTCTAAACTACGCACTTATTAAGCTTGTTGCGTTTCCAGCGGATACGTACTCCAACACCGCGTACTACTTTGATGGGTCACGCACCGGTTTAAGCGCGATTACCTCGGCAAGAAACCCAGGAGACGAGTACAGAGTCTACTTTGGTGCAACGGCCGCATTTGCAACTTCGTTCACAGAGTTTGGTGTTTCAACACACACTGTCTGGCTTGCCTCGTCTACTCCTACCTCTGGAACTCTTGGCACCGGTTACTTTACGATAGTAGCAAACCAGGGCTCGTCCGCACAGGCGCCGACAGGAATTTCTGCGTCAAGCATCACGGGAACTACGGCAACCGTATCTTGGACAGCGCCCAGCAGCGCAAACAGCGGTATGTCCGCAATCCAAACGTATGATTATTCTATAGACAGCGGCGCTAACTGGACATCAACGGGCGCGAGCACATCCGTCAACCTTATAAGTCTAACCTCAAATACATCGTATACAGTCTTAGTAAGAGCAAACAACTACTTCTTTACCGGGACAAACTACGCGAGTGTTACCTTTACTACGGCTAACGTTCCTGGAACACCTACGATTACCTTTAGCTCTATTACTGCAACAGGATTCACCGCAACGTGGGCTGCAACAGGAGCAACAACATATAACGTTGATGCGTTTAGGTCGGTCTCAGGCGCGGCATTAACTGATACTGGTGGTTTTACATACCCTAGAAACGGAACATCCGCAACTACCGCAACGTTCACAGGTTTAACTGGAACTCTCTCGCACAGTATGTCGGTGGCTGGTATAAACTCCGGTGGCACGGGTCCTACCTTCTCTAAATCGCTTGCCGGAACCCCTGCGGTGACGTTTGGAACAAACACAACAAACTCTACCGGATTCACAGGTTCAATATCAAACTATGACAATACGTACACGTACACCGCATCAGCAACCAACTCTGCGACGGTAACGTTTGGCTCGGTAAGTGGCTCAACCTACAATTTTACAGTATCCGGACTTGCAGCAGGCGCAAGCTCAACTGTTACGATTACAGCAGCTAAAGCAACCGCGTTTAACGGAACCGGCTCAACTACCGCAACTGCAACAGTTGCAGCTCCGCCTGCTCCAACTATTACGCTAAGTTCTATAAGTACCACTGGATTTACTGCAACGTTTGCCTCGACCGGTGCGACCTCGTACTCTGTAGATGTGTTTCGTTCAGCCACTGGTGTTTCAGCCACTGGGTACCCGACAACTATCTCGGGGTCGTCAATAAGTCCAACTGGACTTACAGGAACAGTAAATTACAGTATTACCGCCGTTGCGACAAACGCAGGCGGCAGTAGCTCGATGACGACTAAAACAATTACAGGAACCCCTGCGGTAACATTTGGCTCCAACACCTCGACGGCAACTGGGTTTACCGGATCAGTTAGCAACCGTGACGCTGCTTACTCTTACTCTTTTGCTGCTTCAAATAGCGCGACTGTTACACCTGGTTCAGCCTCAGGCTCATCTTATCCGTTTACCGTAAGCGGTTTATCCGCAGGAGCAAGCTCAACTGTAACAGTTACATCAAGTAAAACAGACGCCTTTAACGGAACCGGCTCAACAACGGGATCAGCTACCGCCGCGGCTACTCCAAACGTTACTCAAATAACAGCGCTCGGGCTAGGAAACACGACAGCGCCGTACATTAGATTTACCTTTACCAGCACGAACGCCGCCTCTCTAAGTATAATGTTGTACAGATCCGCAGTTGAGGCTGGCCCTTTTACGCAGCTTGCTAACAGAAGCATTCAAGCAACTACCGGAACACTCGCTGTAGACTTTAGCTCAAGAAACGGCACTACGTCAAACTACTACTATGTCGACGTTATACCATATTCTAGCGCTGGCGGCACGGGTACCGCTGGTACACTAAGAACATCTAGAATAAAACGTGGATCCGCTACTACAACGACAACGGTGTATCCATGATGCGCTTAAAAGGAGAAAGACAAAAATATGGAGTATGAATTGCTTCTTCCAGAAGAAAAAATAAAAATAATTAACGAAAGAATACTTGATCTAGAACGACATATATTTCATAATGAAACGTTACTACTTGAGAACGAGTCGATAGGATTATTTGACGAAGAAAGCGTGGTATCTATGAATACACAAAATTCTAGGTATACGCAGCAGATATTAGTCCTAGGTCAAATCAGAGACAGCATCAACCAGTAATAAACCTAACAAAAGAAAAGGAAGAAAAATAATGCCAAGCACAGACATCACAAAGGAAGACAAGCTCGATCTCATAGCGTCTCGCATCAGAGGTGTAAGAATCACTAAGTATAACGCCGAGCTTAATATAATTGAGCAAAATGCAACCGACGCTCCAGAGGTAGGTATCATCACGTCCTCTAATAAGACGATAGAGATGACAGAGGCACAGATCACCGCACTGCAGGCTCAGTACGCTCTTGTCGAGGCAGAGTAATATAACCCTATGGAGACGCCAAAGACAAAGAGTGAACTAATGATCATTGCCCTTCAACAACGTATCGGCGAGATCGTCGCGCAGTACGAAGGACAAATTGCATCTTTGCGTGCAGATTTAACGCAATTAATGGAAGTAAATGATATAGTTAACTCTGACGCTAAGACGAAAGAGGGAATGAACTAGTGCATGAGGTTAAGGACGGCTCGCGTACCCTGCAGTTTAGCGGTAAGCTTTTAGCCGAGTCGTCTTCCTGGAGACGCGGGTCAACCCGTTGGATCGAGTTTAAGCTCTACAAGACGGACAACGGCTCGTACATTCTTTCACGTATAGGTGTATCACTTATATTCCACGGTGCGGCCTGTCCTCTTGTAAAGAGATACGGACTTATCGAGGCGTCCGCGTCTACGCTGGACAAGGACGCGCTGCCGTGCGAGGAGTGCTATCCTACAAGAAGCGCGGAGATGATCTTCCCGGAGAAGCACCGCTACTGGGCACAGGTATCCGAGGAGGCAACTCCCGTACTTGAGGCTTTGTATAAGTATGATCAAGGTGGTGCACGATACCTGACGAAGGTTGCCGAGAGGCTATTAGAGGACGCGTCTGATATAGACCGTGGTATCGAGCAGGTGTACAGAATAGAGCTTATTCCATAAGAACGTTTTAAGTGATATAATTTTAGACTAAGAGACAAAGGACAAAAATGACATGTTTATAGTAGTTGAAGGAACGGACGCTTCAGGCAAAAGCTCGCTATTAGAAGAAGTGCTAAAGCAGCTTAGTAAAAAATATCCTGGCAAGGAAGTAAATTTTTATCATAAGTCAGCTCCAGCAGAGCTATCTCGTCGTTTTGTTCTTAGTGATTATGTTACATCAGTAGAAAAGTTTGATTTCTCAAAAACGATAGCAGTAGCAGACCGGTGGCATTGGGGCGAAATAGTCTACTCTACACTAAAACGTCCGGAGTCAGGATCAGGTGACGGATACGGTCTCCTCGGCGTCGCGGGTTGGCGTTGGACGGAGCTCTTCCTTCAATCACGCGGAGTAGCTCAATTTTGGCTGTATCAACCTCTTGATGTTATCACGCGTCGTCTTAACGCCCGCGGTGACGACTACGTACTTGCAAGTGAGCTTGGACAGATACTAGATCTCTACGAGAACGCGGCGCTTTCCTGCGCGGAACTCTCCGCCCGCGTAGCGCCCGACGCGGACAGCCTTAGCGAGCTTCCTATACTCGCGGGACAGATAATCGCAAAGGCAGAGCAGGTGCAAAACGACGCGAAGGCTCTTACACAGTTTCCCGAGTACATCGGTCCACGCAGGCCTAGGGTACTTCTTGTCGGAGATAAAAGAAACATAACTAAGAAACACGGCGAGGAAACAATTCTTCCGTTTATGCCGGTTGACGGTAACTCCGGCGAGTACCTACTTACCGCGCTGCAGAATCCGGACTGGAAACAGATGGGAATCGTTAACGCAAACGATACCAACTCCCACGAATTTGACGAACTTTGGTATACCCTAGGAAGACCGGCAATTGTCGTACTAGGTCGTCTTGCGGAGAGGTCAGTTCGCGCATATGGAATTCCCGAGGAACGCTACGTGGTAGTGTCTCACCCGCAGCACGTACGTAGATTTTTTAACTCGCGTAAGGAAGAGTACGGACAGGCAATATCACGCCTAGCCGAGACAAAGGACAAGGGAGATCAATGGATACTGCGATAATAGATATACCTGACGGAGTTAACGGATACGTTGACCTCGTTCAACATGTTCTTAAGTACGGTAAGGAAACTGCCCCACGCGGAATGAAAACACGCGAGATAGAGGACGCAGTTATACGTATCGACGACATACGCAACACGCTGCCGCTTAACGTTAACCGCGGAACTGTTCCAGGTATCGGAGCGGTTGAGGCTTGTCAACTTCTTGCAGGCGCATCTACTCCTAAACTTGTTGTGCAGGTCGGTCCTGCGTTCGCTAACTTTGCGGAGGACAACGGTCTGTTTCACGGGGCATACGGTCTTCGCACCGAGGACCAGTACGCTCCCATCGTCGAGCGTCTTAAGGCAGACCCTGATACACGACAGGCCGTCGTTACCATCTGGGATCCAAAACTAGATTTATTACCAAGCAAGCGTGACTATCCCTGCACGATTTTGCACCAGTTTAGAATTCGCAACAACAAGCTTAACATGAGTGTTTACATGCGCTCGAACGACGTATGGCTTGGAGCTGCATATGACTTCTTCCAGTTTACACGCGTTCAACTTGCGATGGCGTCCGTTCTTAAGATCGAGCCTGGAACGTACACTCACCACGTAGGATCTCTTCATATCTACGAGCAGCACTACGACTCCGCGGAAAATTTAACGCATACTAAGGAACCATACGAGGATATTCCCGCGATTACAGGTACGACGTGGGAACACGTTAGAAATCGTGCAATGGCAGCTCTCTCCGCGGCAATTAACAAGGAGGAGGAATCACTGCTGTACATAATGCACCCGTTTGAACAGTGGTACGCAA